AAAATTTGCATACTACGAAAATTCGCAGTATCTTTGCATCGTTAAATTAAATGAAGTAATTATGCAAGAAGAATTGACAACGAGCCAAGAGCTCACAGAACAAGAATGGGAACTCATACAAGCCATTAGAAATTACAAAAGAGCTTATCCCAACGGTTCAAGGAATCTGTTAGCCTACATCTATGAATTATTAGCGAGGCTATTAGATAGAGATTAAATAGAGCCCCTTAGGGGGCTCTACCTTAACAATAATAAAATAAATTAATTAATATGGAAGCAGTAGCAAATCAAAAGAAACTTACAATGATGCAACAATTAGATGATATTGTGATAGATGTATCTTGGCGACAAATAGCTCAGGATTATTTTGGGAAGTCATCATCGTGGATATATAATAAACTTCACGGTCGCGATGGAAATGGTGGAGAAGGAGGATTTACAGATATTGAGAAATTGCAACTACAAGGAGCTCTATACGACATTGCTGAACGTATACGTCGCGCAGCAAGTACCATAACACAGTAAGCATTATTACTGTCTTTAATTTAACACCTGCAGAGGCACACTATATTATTGTGTGCCTCTGCTTTTATTTTTTCTCTCCACTCGTACAACTCGTAACTCTCATCATATATCGCTCCAAATTTCTATTTTCAAATTGTAAAAACAATTAAGGCGGCGTTGGGGTTTTCGTTCGCTCAATGAGTGCCAGAGCGCGCCTGCACGCTCCTAACTGTTCACTTTCAATCATTTATGTTTGATTTTGTGAGAATTACACCTGTCCTTTCCTATATTATACCTACCTCTTACCTTTGCCCTACCCTAATTAATCCAAAAAGTGAATAGTAAAAAAATATTTTTAAAAGACGCTCTCGTCGAAATGCGCAAACTCGACGAACATAAAAAACCCGTGCCATTCAGCATTACCGTACGTACTTATAACAAACAAAATCGATTCGGAGGTAAGCTCTGTACTTATCACGGAGCAACTCTAATGCAGCAACCGCGTAATAAGCAAAATTTTGAAAAGAACCCCAACCACTGGGAGAATAAAACCCGTAATATTAAACTACACAACGGCACGATTAAGAAAATCTGCATTCTCTTTATCGTGACGTTTAATGGAAAAGAAGTAATTTACTAATTGACAAATAAATACAATGAAACAAATAGACAAGGATTTATATATGCTTTCAGCTTCAAAAACTGCCGTCCTCTTCGGCTCTGACAAGCAAAGTCTTTCAGTCCCAAAAACGCAAAAGGACTCAAACGACACCGACAAGTATTCCTCTTGGGGCGACAACAACCTATACCCGCAGGAGTTCACTAAGAAACTCAACAAAACGGGTGCAGCTATTGGAGGCTTGGAGGTGCTCATCTCTGCTCACTATGGTTTGGGCTTCCGCCTCTACCAAGATATAGAAAGTGAAGAAGGCGTAACTACCAGAGAACGCCTGCGTACGGCTTTCCCTGATATTGATAGATTCTTCAAAGCGTGCCGTTGGGATGTAACAATGGCAGAGATTATTGAGGATTTTGAAACCTACGGAATTGCCTTTGTCGAGTACCTGCTCGCTCCCAACTTTGAGAAGATTGTTTCTATAAAACGCCAGCAAGCCCCGCATTGTCGCTTAGGAGTACCCAACAAAAAAGGCTTTGTCGATAAAGTCTATATCAATACCTCTTGGGATGATACCTTAAACGAGGAACTAACCGTAGAAGTGCCCTTTTTCTCCGATATTCACAATGTCGAAACTCTCAAAGCCTATTGTAAGGAAAATAAAATCGAAAAGTTTATCATACCCGTAATGCGCCCGCTTACTACCGAAAAGAATTACCCCAAGGTAAAATGGCATAGTTCCTTCTACAATGGGTGGGTAGATGTAGTGCTTTCCGTGCCCGCGTTCAAAAAGTATATGTTTGAAAACCAATTGAACCTCAAGTACGTGATATACATCGCCGATGATTTCTTCCTTCACAAGTTTGGGCGCGAGGAATGGCAGGAAATGTCTCAAGAAAAACGAGAAGCTGCACGCCAAGAAACTATCAAAGCAATAGACGAACATATGAGTGGCAACCAATCGGCAGGACGTTCGTTCGTCTCTCCTTATTTCCGAGACCAAAATAACAACCTTATCAAGGGTATCGAGGTAATCCCTATCGACGACAAGATTAAGGACGGCAACTTTTTGCCCGATGCCAGCGCAGGCAACTCCGAGATACTGTTCCCTATGGGGGTAGACCCTTGTTTGTTGGGGGCAGGTATACCTGGGGGCAAGAACCTATCCGGCTCGGGCTCCGACAAGCGCGAGGCGTACACCATTCTCTCCACCCGTATGCCTGTAAAGCGATTGCGCACCCTCGAAGTATTTGAGCGTATCCGCGATTGGAACCAATGGGACAGCACCCTATACGGCAATTTTCCGAACATCAACCTCACCACCCTCGACAAAAACCCCAACGGACAACAAACAATAGTGAATTAAAATGGCAAGCAACAACACTACATCACAACTTACGATACGTATCAACGGTAAGGAGGTAGAGAATACTTTTACTGCCTTAAATCGCGAGGTGCGCACGCTCTCTCGTGAACTCCGTAACCTCACTCCTGGTACTGAAGAGTTCCAACAGCGTGCAGCGCAATTGCGTGAGGCACAAGCGCACTTCAACCGTGTACGCGATGAAATCAACCAAGTGAATGGGGCTATTACCCAAACAGCTACCAGTACTTCACGATTTGGCGACATCGTGCGCGGGGTATTTGCAGGAAACCTTATTACGGGCTTCTTCTCAACATTAGCAGGTAAAGCTCGCAATGCTACTGATGAGCTTCTCAAAATATCCGACCTAATGACAGGTGTCGAGAAAACCACAGGGCTCGCCTCCTCACAAGTTCGCGAGTTGTGGAATGAGTTCGATAATCTCAATACCCGTACCTCCAAGCAGGAATTATTAAACATTGCCCAAATAGGTGGACGACTTGGCATTACCGATAAGGACCAGCTACGTGAGTTTACTACCGAAATTGATAAAATATATGTTGCCTTAGGAGACTCCTTTCAAGGGGGGTTAGAAGAGGTGACTACCAAGGTCGGTAAGCTCAAAAATCTTTTTGAGGAAACTCGTAACCAAAACTACGGTGAAGCCCTCAACGCCATAGGCTCTGCCCTCAACGAGTTGGGTGCCAACGGTAGTAGTACCGAACAGAACATCACCGAGTTTGCCACCCGTATAGGGGCACTACCTGCCGTGCTAAAGCCCTCTATCGAAAAGACATTAGGGCTTGGGGCTGCCTTTGAGGAAAGCGGTATCGATGCCGAAGTGGCTTCCAGCGGTTACTCGCGCTTTATGAGCGTAGCGGGTAATAATATCGCTGCCTTTGCCAAACAAATGAAACTTACTACCAAAGAAGCCTCCGAACTGTTCAACACCCGCCCCGAAGAGTTCTTTTTGCGCTTTGGTGAAAGCCTCAAAGGTTTAGGAGCGGAACAAACAGCAGGTGTACTCAAAGGATTGAAGTTAAACACCGTTGAGATACAGAAGGCATTGGGTACAGCAGGCGACAAAGCTGACCGTTTCCGACAGCTGATGAACCTATCGGGTACAGCTATGCAAGAGAGTACTTCTATACAGAACGAGTTCAACAAGGTAAACGAGAATACCGCTGCTATATGGGAGAAAATTAAAAAAGTTTTTTCAGAAACTTTTACCTCTGACACTATGAGCCAATGGTTTGGCGGTTTCATAAAGTTGCTTGGTAGGTTTACAGGCGTAACCTCTCAAGCAGGTGACGGCGTGAATGCGTTCCGTGAACGCATTGCTTTCTTGATGAAAGCCATAGTGGTATGTACCACTGCCTTTATAAGCTACCGCGCCGCTGTATATCTTTCCTATATCGTCACCAAAGCTGCTTGGAAACAGACAATATTATACAATGCAGCTATGAAAGTGGCTAACGCTACTACCGCTTTATGGAAAGGGACTATATTACTTCTTTCAGCTGCTAAGGCTACCCTTACAGGTAACACAATTAGGGCAACAGCTGCAATGCGCACTTTCAACATTGTCACCAAGATGAACCCTTGGGGATTACTATTAGGAGCTATCACAGCAGTGGTAACAGCTATTGTACTCTTCTCCAACAAGCAGAAGGAAGTAAACCTACAGCTCAAAATACAAAACGATGCTATCAAAGAAGCAAATGTACAAACTGCCGCTCAAGAACACCATTTGCGACAGTTGCTCAAAACCGCTAACGATACCAACAAGAGTTATACTGAAAGAAAAAAAGCAGTAGATGAGCTTAATCGCCTTGTACCTCAATACAACAAACAACTTACTGTTGAAACTGCTAATACTGACAAAGCAAAACAAGCTCTTGATAGATATATTGAGAGTATCAAAGCGGCTGCTCGTGAAAAATACTTAAAAGCACTTGTAGACCAAAAAGCAGAGGCACTTGCAAAAGCTGAATACTCATCTTTAGAAGAAAATATAGCCTGGTATGAACGCACTTGGAATGCTGTTAAAAACATAGGTAATCCTATAGGCTCAATGGCTGATGATTTGGCAACTGCTAATAAGAATAAGATTCAAAATGTCAAAAAAGCAGGTGAAGAGCTAAAAACAACTACCGATTTACTCATAAAACAACAAGAAGAAAACGCTAAAAAAGGTGTAGTGGTAAGCGATGACAATGTAACTCCTATTACCTCTACAGATAGTCCAAACCCAAAAACAAAAGATAAAGACTACACCGATGACTATCGCAATGCCAATAAGGCGCGCTTGGCTGCCGAGCAAGAATTGCAAAAAGAAATCACACAGGGTTTAGAGGAAAACCTCGACAAACAGCTGGCTCTTACCGAGCAAAAGTATAACGACAAGCGGTTCAAACTACAACAAGAAAACGCCGACTTAGAGCAGGATATTCAAAAACTAAAAACAGAAGCTAAAGGCAATAATGACCCAAACCTGCTCAAAACAATTCAGGAAAAACGCAAATTGCAAGAACTCAACAAGCAAATAGCTGTTGAATATGAAAAGCAGGAACAAGCC